GTCTGCCTGCATCTCGTTGAAAAAGCCTGTACCATTGCCGGTTTCACAATCGCCAACCAGATCACCCGCTGTAAGGCCCTGAATGTCTGATCTTTCCGCACACACCCCGATGATGCAGCAGTAGCGTGAGATTCGAGGTTCAGGCCGCGCCACAAGCGGCCTACGCTTCCGGTCTGTCTAATACGGTTCGGCCAGTTTCAGCGACTTTCACCCAGTAAAACCGAGAAGCTTTCGAGCAGTTTTAGACAGCCTCAGCACCCCCACCCTGGCGTTCTGCCAACGATGATCCGGCCTGGCTCATCACTCCCCATCCCCTCCCACGATTCGTACTTGAACAGGCCGATGTGATAGGCCTCTTCGAACTCCATCAGCGCCCAGTAACGAGCGGTCTCGGACAACTCGAGCATGTCGACCAAGTTCTCCGAACTGACTTCGCGTCGGCGGTGAGCGGCATAGGCCATTTCATCGAGCACAGCGGCGCGCCCATCTGGATCGGTTACCAAGGAAAATTGGTCGTTCAGCTCATCTAACCAAGCTTTCGGTATCCCCTCCATCATTCTGCCCTGCACCACCAGGACTGCGCGTAGAGCACGCCGTCGACCTCCTCCACCCCGTTGATGTTGATGCCGAGCTGGGCCATGCCGTTGACCTTGGCATCGTGCAGCCTCGGGATGATGTCCGGCCCTGGCGACGGGTTGAACACCCAGGCCTGTGTCGATACCCGGCCCAGCGGCTCGCTGTGGTGATCGCCGATGTGGATGTCGGCACGCAGAGGCGTGATCTTCCCAAGCTGATTTGAAGGGATAGCCATGCCATTGACGCGACGGCGCACAAGAAGGAAGTACATAGGGCACCAATACTGTACATAGATACAGTATCGTATGCGCAGATTCTGAGTCCCGGCAAGGCCGGTTAGCCGAGCGGCATCAGATCATCAGCCCAAGGTCACACGGGCCTCATGCTGGCCAGGCAAGATTATCCGTCGCGCCAGACTTTTTGCCGCTGTGGCAGAATGCATTTTTTTGCGACAAGGATCAGTCCTGTGCGTGTTATCCATGCGGCATCTCTCGTTCTTCTCGTCAGCCTCGCAGGCTGCGGTACGAACTCCGTATCGCCTGCCATCTCCGGAAATCCGGGAGTGCAAACGGGAATTGGCCCTGATGGTTACCCAACCTTAATCTCGCTGACGATCAACAAGCCTACGATTGCGGGAGCGAAGGTCAGAGCCGCATGCGCTAGGAGCCAGATGAACGACCTTGAGGGCGCTCCAGTCATTTCTGGGACATCGGTCCAGGCGTCCGCCAAGAGCTCCTTCTACTTTTCTCCAGCGGGAATCTCGAAGCCTTTCAGATACTCATTACTGATCAGCGGAGAAAGCCAGACGGCTTACAAGTTCGATCGGCTCCACTACATCAACGACGGGAGCCAAGGAGGCCAGATCAAAGCTTCGAGTTATTGGTCACCGGAGTATGTAGTTCAGGAGTTAGAAAGCATTGCGGATAGAATTGATGGCTGTGTGAGTAGCAGATAAACAATGCGACTCTAGACTAGCAGTCTTGCGCAGGCCGTAGGCTTAGTGAAGAGGCGGCAAATCCTTGCCTCTGGCCTTGGCGATGACGCGGAGCTGGTAATCGGACACGACCTGGAACAGCGACTCAGCCAGCAGACGCAGGCGCTCGATCTCCTCCGCCGGCGCGCCGCGATTCTGGGCTTGGTGATACTCACGCAGGGCGTCGATAGCTTGCTGAATCAGCGGCTCACCGGCCTCAACCATCCCTATGAAGGTACGCTTGTCCACGTCCCTGCCCCGATTACTTGATCAGGGCATTATAGGACGCCTCGCATAGTTCACCTGCTATTCGGGCTTGGTCATAAGCTTTCGCCAGCTCTCCCGCTCGAGCATCAGCCCGTGTGAGCAGGTCGGAGAGCACCATGGCGGCGCGGGTGGCTGTCTCGCCTCTGGCGACAGCGGCGGCGTCCGTGCCGGGGCAACCGACGGTGGCAACAAGCCGGGAGGCGTCACTGCGCAACCGCTGACCAGCAGCATCGGCGCCAGTAGCGCCTGCATCAGCAATCGTTCGTTCTTCTTGGGCATGGGCTCTTGCCTCCTCCTGCGCCACGGCGCGTCGCTGTTCTTCCTGGCGAGCGCTGCGCTCGCCGATCACCTCGGCCAGGCGATCGCCGCTGTCCCGCTCTGCTGAATTGGTGGCGGCTTCGTTGCGCTCTACCGATCGCCCGTGCTGATAGGCGACCCAGTAGGACGAGATCACCACTGCTATAACGAGCAGTCGAACAACCCAGGTATTCACGCCAGCACCCGCAGCGCCAGGTCATACAGGGCCTGACGCTCAGGCGAACCATGCGGCACCCTGCCCGTCTGCCCGGTATTAATGACGCTTCCGATATCGCGAATACGGCCGGCGTCAGCCATCTCGTTCAGTCCGCGCTTCGCCCACCACCAAGCCGCCGACTGGGCGGCATGTTCGGGCTGTTCGAGCAATTCCGGCTCTTGCTCCAGAGGCAAGCCAAGACCAATGCCAGCATTGCGGTAGTTGCTTCGCCCGGTCACCTGCAGAAGCCCGCGGCCTCGGTAACGCCAGCCGTCACCAGAGGACTCCGCGCCGTTTCCCATCCGGCCTGAATACACGAAGTTGGCCAACCGCTGGGGATTTCTGGCGTATGCACCGGCTGTGAACGGCTCAAATCGAGAAGGCCAAGTTCGAAGTATTGCTTCTGAGCTGTAGTTCAGGTTCTCCACCAAGGCGCGCAGCTGACTCGACTCATGCCCGATCTGGGCCAGGAATGCGGCCTGACGCAGCCGGGAATCAATCTTCCAGCGAGCCATCGCCCGGTTCAACGCTGGCAAAAAAATGCCCGCGACTGGGCGGGCTTTGGGGAGGATCTGCAGCAGTTGCTGCTCCGTGATCGGCATCGCGTGGTTATCCAGTAAAAAACCCGCGCTTGGCGGGGGATTAAATGAGGATGATCAGTCGAACAGCCCGGTGGCTTGGGCCAGGCTTGCCGCCGCCTGATTGAGGAGCGATGGCGCCATGTAACCGCTCCAAAGGCCAACGCCTTGAATCAAGCTTCCACCACTACTGGCGTTAGAGCCGTTGCCCACTTCAAGCACCGTGCCGTTCGAGTAAGGGACCGAGCTGGTGTTGGCGAGGGCATACTGAGAGATGACCGAGCCATCTTCATTGTGAAGACGCAGGTAACCGGTCACGTTGTTCCCGTAGCGCGAGAACGACACCAGGCAGGGAGCATCAGCCTGCAGCTGACGGCCCGTATCGTCACCTGGTGGGGATGGGTAGCTGTGGATACGACGTGGGCCATCCCCATTTGTCGAACCGTCCGTGAACAAGCGACGGCGCAGGGTGTCGGCATTCTTGTCAGTCACCGACCACAGGTTCAGCAGCCCCGAACTCAAGTTCACCTGCGGCGATCTGAATGCTGCAATCATCGTGAACCCTGCCGTAGACAGTGTGCCAAGATCGCTGTATCGAACGTAGTCATCCACGCCTGACTGACGGATGCCCTCGTCCTCGACGTTGATGGTGCCGACAGCCACGCCAGCACCGCGGCCAGAGTGATTCACCAGCGACTCAGCAAGCGTGCTTCCGTACACCGAGAAAACCCTGATGTTTTCCGCGTTCGGGATGTCGTAGAGCGGTACGTGCACAGGGAAGGAATGATCGGGCAGATAGATTGCAGTGGTCATATGTCCTCAATACCAGCCGAGCTGGAGAATGCGCGGTTTGATGAGATTTTCGTGAATGGCCTTGTACGCGGCAGCATTTAGGTGGCCATTGTCAGCCGACAGAGACGCGGGCTTCTGCCGCATAGCCTGCTGCTCAAGGTCTTGAGCGGTGGGGGTGATGCCGGTGTGGAGCCATACCTGGGCTGACAGGATGTACGCCTCAACGTCGATGAACAGATCACCGTACCTGGCCCTGTGAGCAGCATTTACCGCGTCCAGAGTCAGGGCTTCTGCGCTGTCTGGCAGTGTATTGCTGTCATGGAAGTGGCCGAGCACCAGGCAGCGCACGATGAATGCAGCCAGCCAGTCAAACGAGGCGTCAGTCCTCGCGATGATGCTTTGCGCCCCATACTGGGGAGGATCATTCTTCCCCATCCACAGCAACACCACGTCGTTCCGGTGCTGGGGTCCAATTTCAGGAGTGAACTTGAACTCGCCTGACGAGGGAACTGCGGCGCCGTCAGTAGTGCGCGTGAAGAACATCACCGTGGAGGTGGATGCCAGGGTGCCGTGAACACCGTTTAGCCATCCCGTGTAGGCCTTCAGCGATGCACTTGGGTTGGCATTGCTCGCCGTGACCGTAACAGCGCCAGTTGATGGAATCGACCCGCCCTGAACCGTCAGCAACATCGGCACAGAGCCCAGTCGGGCAGCGATATGGGTTGATTGCTCGCCCCCCTTGCCACCGTTGTAATAGCTCGCAGCGGCATTTAGCTCCGATGTCATCGCTGCCATTTCGTTGGCGATGCCTGCCATGCTTGAGCTGCCCCACCCAGATACGCTCAACGGGTTGGCGTGGTACTTGAGCAGCTCGCCATTTCGCATGTAGGTGTCTCTCAGGTTGAGCGCAACGGAAGCACCAATGGGCTTGCCCCCAACCAGCAACTCTTTAACGTCCAGGCGCGGCAGCTTTATCCAGCCGTCAGCTTTGACGACGACCAATGGCAGTCGGTTGTTGCCTCCGAATGTGTAGGCCACCCCCTTGGCCCGGATCTTCACTTGGGGGATCTGCAGTACACCATTCACCCACTGCTGGAGGGTGTCGTGCGCAAGGCTATGCGTTCTTCCTTGGCCGTCAGTCCACAAGCATTTGCCCGATTTCGAGTCGATGACCACAAAGCCGGTGTTCGGGATTTTTCGGCCCTGGACACCCTTGGTTCTCGACTCGGTTTCTAGAAGGCGCGTGTCGACCCCATCCACGGCATCCGATACTGCTCGGACCTTAGTCGCGTTCGGGTAGCTATCCACATATACCGCAGTCCCGGCCTCATGGCGGTACACGGTCACATACTCGTCATCAGCGCTGGAAAGAACGCTGAAATTTGTGCCATCCACGGTGCCAGCCAGCCCCAGCGCCACCGATGCATAGGGCATCGCTCCGCCCAGCAAGGTCGCCAGGTTGGCCATCACCAGTGCGTTTGTCGGCCTCATGACCCCGCCACCAACATCCATCATCTTGGGAACTGGCGACAGTAGCAGTTCGTCCGTCTTGTCGATCGTTTGGGTCAAGCGTGCGAGATCTTCTGCTCCGCTCATGTTTACTCCAGGCGAAAAAAAGCCCACCGAAGTGGGCAGGGAATTAAGTGGCCGGCGCGCCAGGCCATGATCGGGTATACCAGCGCTCCAGCAGGGCGCGCAGTTGGGCGGTCATCACCGTGATTGGCATGCCGGCCAGCAGCGAGGTGAACTCAGCCTCGTCAACGATGGGCAGCTCGAAGAGTTCAAGCGTGGCCGTGTAGCGCCACATGTTTACACCCACCAGTTCAGGCCCCTGGTAGATGTCGGTGAACCTGGCGCGCGTCGGCTTAATGCCAAGCGGGCTCTTGATGGGGCAAAGAAACCAGCTGGCGTAACCGATCCCCCACTTGCACCAACCCTCAAAAAGCCGGGCCTGCGTGGCAGTCAGCACCCAGGAAACATTAACCATGGTGGGAACGCTTCCGAACCTTCGCCTCTGTCTTGCTCTCCCGCTCGCCATTGTGGTCCGAACAATAGGGCTGACCGGGGTGAAGCCATACCCCTCCCTCAGAGGAAGGGGAAGGCCATCGGGAATTGTCAGCATCCTCAAGCATCCTCTGGGGCAAAGTTGTCATCGTCGGCATAGACGCGCTCGTCGTAGTTGACCGCCTCCATATCAGCCAGGTAGTCACCCGGACTGATAGAGGTAACCAACACCGGGTAGCACCAGCGCGTCGAGATGCCGAACAGCAAATGCGGCGGCTCGATCTCCAGAGAAAGATCAGGCTCGAAGTCGATAGTCGGGATTGCAATGCGGTAATCGTCGATTCTCGCCGCTGCCCAAGGGCCACTGACAGAGCCATCAGGACGGCGAACAGCCAAGACATGGCTTTCCCCTTCGGACCATTCGAAAAACTCCGAGCTCTCGATGATCACCGGCCCTTCACCTGCGGTGTAATCGACCATGATCGCCGACTGGGCATAGCCAGGGATGTCATCCGCCACGGCGTCGTAGCTGAGATATCCACTGTTCAGCGCGTCTAGCTCTGTGCTCCAGCTGTAGCTTTTGTTCTGGTATGCCTGAGCTCTACGCTGCCGCATCCCGTAACGCCAAGCCCGATCGCGGTCGGTAACACCATCAAGGGTCATTTCCTTGACCGTCAAGAAGCTATCCCCCTGCAACTTGCACTTAACGGTCTCTTCCGCCCATGTCCTCCCGTCCCGGTACTTGATCAGCACACCGTCATAGTCGTCCGGCGCAGGCAGGGTGAATGACCGCTTCAACGAGCCATCCATGTTCTGCGGCGTGTACATTTTGCCGATCTGCGCGCGAGGCTCGTCACGAACGGGGGTGATTCGTCCGCGCTCCAAAGTGAACTCGGCAAACCCCGCTAGCAGCGCCCTGTTGATCGCCTCCTTAACGGTGCCGGTCTCCTCCGTTGCAAAGTCGAAGTAGTCACCGCGCGATAACCAGGTGGCTCCATAGCGCACGAACTCCTCGATATCCATGTCATCATCGGTTGCCCCGACGGACTTCGTAACGTATGAGACCCACGGCTCGATTCTTCGGGTTGGTTCTGGGTCCGACCAAGCACCATCTACGAGGACTGGGAGCTTGCGCGTCCCTATGACGGACACTTGGCTCTCAGACTGAGCCGACAGTTTCGTTCCGCCTCGAGCATACATCGCGATGACGGTAACTCCTGGGTACCGTAGCGGAGCCTTGTCGATGCGCGCACGCAGGCCATACCACTGAACTCGGTCCTGTTTGGTGTTGGCTGTGGATTCCTCGCCGATTCGACGAACCCGGATTTCCCCTCGCATGTAGGAAGGGAAGGTAATTGCCCGGGTAAATGCGATCTGGTCTCGGCGAGTCGCGGTGAACGTCCAGAATACGGAGGTCCAAGCCCCCGCGGTGCTGACATCTCGATACTGGGCTTCGACTTTTACACTTACCTGGCGCTGATTACCGTTCTTCTCCGTATAACGGATGAGCCCTGTCGGGAAGAAGAAGTCCAGTTCCACTCGGCGAACAACTTCACCATCAGGGCAGACAACAAACGCACCGGCCCAATCGCCTTCAGTCGTTGAACCATCGAGTGTCGCGGTAACGCCGTTGCTCTGCAGTGCGTCGAAACCATCCCATTCATCATCAACCGCCCCGGTGTCAGTCAGCCTGATGACGGTGATTGCGGAGGGGCCATGGCTCTCGTCTTCCGGTGTTTCTTCATCATCCTCGGCAGAATCGTCAGAAACCGCCGTGATACGGTAACGAAGGTCACGGTATCCAATGGATGACAGCAGATCGCCGGACTGCAGTCCAACGGCCGGGGCGCCGCCGTCATAGGTCATAGTCATCTGGGCATATTGCCCATCTGTAGCTGCCTCGGACTTCACGCCCGTCACAAACACAGGGCTTGTGCCGAGAATGTCACCTACCTCACCAGTGATGGCTAGCTCAGTGCCGGTGTACGGCGCAGCCTGTTCGGCAATCCGTAGTCGGCCACTCGATGCGCTGGCCACCAGCGGGGTACCGGCCAACGCAGCGTTCACGGCCGACACTAGGCCGGACAGGTTAACCACCGCAGTGTTCAGGACTATCGGGAAATCGCTTGCACCCCGATAAACCGTGAAGCTCAGCGGCGACACATCGAAATTGAAGCGTGCTGGTGCTGCGCTGCCAGTGACCATCGAGGCACTACCCGGAACAGCCGGAGTGCCGGCTATCTCGGGCGTGTAGCTGGCAACCACATACTCGCCGGCATTGGCTCCCGTGATCTCGATTCGCATACCCACAAAAGGCTGCAGCATGGGCAAATGGGGGCCGCTGACCACAGTCGCGCTGCCATCCACCGGAGCTGTGAACGTGTACGGATAAGGGACTTCGATGCGGGCTATCATGCCGCTATCCCAACCGAACGGGAACCATCCGGCCCCCTCCGGCACACTCAGTACCTGGTCGGCGGCGACAACTGATTGACCGCTGAACTGCTGAGCCACCGCAATAGTGGTGGTCAGCGTCAACCCGGATCCACCGGTACTTGTAGGGCCGACCTCGGTAGAGCTGTGCCACCAGAGGCGCGCCGATTCATCAGCCAAAGACTCGCCGGGCCCGTAAATCTTGTAGCGTGCGGTGCTCCCCAGGGAGGCAATCGGAGTATCGCCGATCTTCACATCGATAGGGTTGATCTCGAACTCACCAACACCAACACACAACAGGAGCTCCACCCATTGCTCTGTCTCGTTGACAAAGTAGTGTCGAGGCGGAACGAGATAGTCGGGAAAGATCCGGGTGCGGCCGGCGGCCTCGCGGATAACGTCGCCCACCTTCACCTGATTGCCTGTGGTCTTTGCCAGGTTGAGGTTTTCCCCCGCGCGACCCTGGCTTTTGGGCATCGCCAGCGGCTTCTGCGCCAGCATGATAACGCTGACGGTTACGACTGCCGCGACCACTGCCCACAACGCGAACTCCAAGCCCGACCCTTTGGGCTCCGGGTAGATCCGCACCGTGTCCAGCGGCCCAAACTCCACCTTGCCCCACCGGTCAGGCGGGATGAACACCCCATTCACTTCGATGCTAATAGGTGGCGCCGAACGCGGGGCATAACCTGGCACGTTACGCTGCAACCAGCCTTCAACGGTCATCACCTGATCGGTTCTGTGGCGCTCCAGGGGAGAGCCCTCAAGCTTGCTCGGATAGAATTCGATCACGGTGGTAACTCACTTTTAGGTACTGGTCTTGAAATCGCCGTAACGGCTTGATGGTTGCCCCACTGGGCTTCATTTCCAGGCCATGCAACCGCCCCTCAGCCTCGACAATCAGCGCAACGTGGATGCAGATGTCGCCCCGCCAAATGCAGGCGATAGCCCCCACTTCCGGCGTGCAGCGCTCCATCCCAGCGGCTTCCTGGTTCACAGCTCGGGTGAACTCCTTGGGCATGGTGTTGCGGACGAAACCCCAGCTGGGCAGTAGGCGGAGCCCGTAGATTTCATGCCGCACAGCCCTGGCCAGCCCCCAGCAATCGAAGCGCACAGGGCCTCGCCCGCCATCTTCGTAGGTGGCGGTCAGATAGCGCTCAAACATCAGATGTACCTAAGGCAAGGGGCGAAATCCAAGGTGTAGCGGCGCCTTGGCCAACCCAGGTTGATAAGGTCGTAATAGCCCGCTTGTAACTGCACGCTAGCCCCCTCCATGACTCCGCTCAGAACACTCATGCGATACGGTTTCTCAGCCGGAGCTGATAGGTCAGATGACAGGAAAATCCGGAAGACCATGGTGATCTTCTGCCTAGCCTCCAACGCCTGGTCGATCAATTGCTGAGCCACGCCCGTCACGTTGTCGATGGCAAACGTCAGCGACTGGTTGCCGCTGTTGTCGCGCTTGGGCAACGCCACATCGAAAGCTGCCGCAGTAAACGTCACCTTAGCGCCGGTCTCTAAGGTAGCCACCACATCATCGAAACCAGCGCAGATGTAGATCGGCCCAGGCCATGCCGGGCAGCGCAGTTCTAGGGTAGGAATAATCCATACCTTCTCAGACCCAGAGGCATACAGCGTTGCTATTGCGGTCATCGCCCCCTCCGCTTCAGTCCATATGTCTCTTCAAGCACCTTCGCCATCTGCCCTTGGGTTTTGATGTTGGAGACATAGGCGTCCACGAACTGTCTGCCGTCAGGCCCCGTTGTGGCTTTGACCTGGCCCGCGCGACTGGCATCTTCATGCAGATTGACCACGACCCCTTTGGGCGGAGGGCTGGCCGTCTCAGCCTGGCGATCATCCGTGGAGGGCATTGAAAAGCTCGGCACGGAAAGATCACTGGCGCCCCCGACATATCCACCTGACGCATAACCACGCTTGTTCAGCCCCTCGAGGTATCCCCTCATTCCTGGAAGCTGTACCACCTCCTTGCGAAGAACAAACTCACCGCCGTGTACAACGCCCTTAGGCTCGAACTTGCCGCCATCGCCGGTGTAACCACCGCTGGAGAACCCTGCTAACGCCATGCCGGCAACCATTGCAGCGTTGGCATAGCCGGCCGCTAGCAGCGCCGCCCCGACAGGAATGCCGCCCAAGACCGTCAACTCCGCCGGAGCTTTGGCAGCCGCGATCTGGGCATTCATGATGATCGAGGCGACCGCGAAAGCCTTCTGTGCAATGAACAGTGCTTTGTAAGCGCCGGATTGTTCACCAGCGATCTTCCCGACCATGTCAGCTGCCTGGCCAGACAGTTCACTGAAGGTGCTGACAACAGCTACCTTGTAGGAGTCCTGAATGGCGGACAGCCGCTCATTGTTCTGCCGGGTGATATCAGCAACTCGATCAAGGTATTGCTGCTCAGCGTTCAATCGCTCTTCGTTAGTGCTGGCCTGATCAGCCAAGATCTGCTCACGCAGCTCTGCCTGTAGCGCCAGCTGTTCGTCATGCCATTTCTTGAGGTTTGCCTTGGCCTCGGCGATTTTGATCAATTCGCCGGACGCACCGGAAACAGAAGCGTCCAGGCCACCGAACTGCGGAGCCTCGACGACCGTGGCTTTCGAGATCGCGTCGGCGCCAGCGCGATACTGGTCAGAATTGAGCGTACCCGCTCGCCTGGCTGCTTCCAGAACCTTCATTCGCTCGCGGGTAGTTGCGAGCAAGGCCTGTTCTTTTGTTTGCAAGCTGGACATAAGGCCGTCGTAGGCTTTCCGTGCATTCAGAGCATCGAGCTCGATCGCTTTGCCCTCCAGGCGTAGCTTGTTCTGCTCACTCAGCTTCGAGAGTTCACCGGTGGCCAGGTCATAGCGCAAGCGCCCCAGCTCCGTGGTTTCACCGAACAGTGCTACCTGCTGGGTCAGATTGGCCAAGGTCTGCTTGTAGGCGTCATTCAGGCGCTCAGCCTGACGCTGGATATCCTCGGACGCCTTTTTTGCTCTCTGCTGCGCCTCTTCAGACGCCTTGGCTGCAGCTTCCGAACCCTGAATGGCCGTGGCGAGGATTCGCCAGCCCTCGGCGGTCCCCGGATCAACCCCTTCACGCTCGATTCGACGGTTGATCTCGCGCAGGAGATCACCGCCATCACGAACAGATTGCAGGCGCTCCACTAGATTCTTGGTGTAACTGTTCCAGCCTTCGACCGTTTTCTGGTCCGGGCCTGGCATGCTCTTCAATCCGGCATTGGCGCCAGCAGCAGCGGCGGCAACGTCATCGAGCCGACCGCGCAGCATGTTGGCCACATCGCCATAATCGCCCGAGGCCTTTATTGCCTCACCATACGCAGCCGCCGAGGCGTTGATGGCTTTGGTCATATCCTCGTTCGGCTGGATGGCAGCTACAAGCTGCTGGGTAGCCGAATCAATGTCTTGGCCTCCGGCAATACGCCGATTGAATTGGGTTACAGCCTGGTCCCGCTGGAAAGGGTTTGCACCGTAGGTGTCGCCCCATTTGTCATTGGTCTGGGCGGATGCCCGAATTTCCCGAAGAGCCTTCTGTGCCGCCACTTGGGCGTCAGCCTGCTGCTGCAACACACCGTCCAGCTTGTACCTGGCCTGTTCCTTGCCAAGCTCGGCGAATTCTTTGCGAAGCTCCTCGACTGGACGTTGGAGGTCGACAGTGGCCTTCCTCGCTTTCTCGCTGTTGTCACTGAACAGCAAGTAGCTGGCTGCAACGGCGCCGGCGGTCAATGCAAGGCCAGCAGGGCCTCCCAAGACGCCAAGTAGCGCCCCGCCTGCCCTACTTGCGAGAGATGTGGCCGCATTGTTTGCTGTTTGCGCAGCCGTTTGCGCGGCGGCCGCTTGAGCATCTGCAAGGCGTGCTAGCCTCAGCCGACTCAGCGCGGCGGCGTGAGCGTCGGTGAATCTGGTAGCGGCAACCTGGGATTCCGCTGCGATTGTTTCAGCAGCAGCGCGGCGAACCGCCATGGATGCGGCATCAAGTTGTGCGGCAGTCCGACCGATCTCGGCGGACTGAGCGCTTCTGATTGCCTTTACCTGATCCCACAAGTCCTTCGTGAAGTCGAGGACTTTTCTCCCGCCGTAAGCAGCACCCAGCGTCATCGCTGAGGCTGCCAACAAATCCATGTTCTCGGCTACAAACGTAATCGCGCCCGCCAGAACCTTCGTGCTGCCGGTGGCCCCATCTGCCATACCAACCCAAGCCTGGAAAGCATTGTTCAGCGTAGTTACAGAGCTGCTAACTGAAGGGGGAATCTTCCCAAACTCATCATTCAGCGTCCCAAGCTGGCTAATTAGCGCCGGGACCAGCTTGTCGATGGTGATAAGCCCATTGTCGGCCATGGCCTTTAGGTCTTTACGAGCCACCCCCATGCCAGCTGCCAATGCACGTATTACGCGATCGCCGTTTTCGTTGACCGCGTTGAACTCTTCACCTCGAAGCACACCCTGACCCAGGGCCTGAGAAAACTGGGTGATAACAGAAGACGCCTCGGCTCCGCCTGCCCCTGACAACTGGAGCCCCATTGCCAACGCTTCGGTCACTGCCAGCACATCACTGGACGAATAGCCGAACTCTCGCATGGATGCAGAGGATCGGCTAAAAAGGTTGGCGTTGTCGGCGAATGCCGTGCCAGTCCGCTGGCTCATATCAAACAGCGACTTTTGGCTGACGGTGAAATCTTCCGTGCTTTGCGACGCCTGTTTCAGTCGAGCATTTACCTGGTTCCAATTGTCAGCTTGATGGACGAGGTTTCCGACAGCCAAAGCACCCGCCATGGCGGCGGCATATCCACTGACCGAAGAGGTCAGAGATTGCATAGCCGTGCCTTGAGCGCGGACCGCTGCCTCCTGGGAGCGCCAGGAGCTCACGGCGTCTCGGTTGCCTGCGGATATGGTGCGCAGGTAGCTTTGCCCCATGCGCCCCGCTTTAGCCATCTCGCGTTGATAGGCGCTGGTCTCGGCGGAAACACTGACTATCAAAGAGCGAAGCGTCTGCCCTGCCATGCCTTCCTCCAGACATTAAAAAACCCGCCGGAGCGGGTTGTGTTCTTTTCCGTTAAGCCTACGGCTAATCGACATTGGCCATCAGGAAGGCCTTGAACAGCTCCTCCCCTTGTTCCGGGGCAGGGTCTGTAGATGGCTTATCCACCTTCCATTGAGGCAGTAGATCCATCGGCGTGACTTTGGCGCCCTGAGCCTGCAGCGCGGAAGCCGCGACGATAGCGGCCTGAATGTCGCCTCGAGCATCGCTCAGCGGTGAATCTTCGTTGTAGGCCTGCCAGAGGAACAGCTCCTCGGCACTCATGCTCTGTTTTAAGTCATGGAGAGTCATTCCTAGCCGGAGGGCCAGGGTCAGCATGAAGGCTAACTCTGGCTCCTCCGTCAGCCGTTTCCCGCCGCTTCAACCGGGTCCTGGGCACCAACCCCCGCCTCGACACCGCTCAGCTCGAACGCCTTTCCCACCAGACGATCGTGAACAGGGCTGAATGCCTTGGCCACGGCCGGCACATCCTCATCCTCAAAGATTCGGGAGTGAGACTCGTCCAATAGGGTGCGCGTCAGCACGAAGGCATACAGCGGCGATGAATCGATATCGACCAGACGCGCCGCCGGGCTTTCATCGACGCCCTCCTCCGGCACTTCGCTAAGGCCAGCTGCGGCACGCGCTGCTGCTACCGCTGCCGCAGCACGGCGCCGGTACTCGGCCCAGTCGCCGGCGCTCAACGCCATCACCACGACCTTTGCGCCATCCCACTCCGGCACGTCGAGCGGCTCATGCTTGAAGTTTCTGATCGGGTCGAGCGCCATCGCTCGCAGGCTCTGTACGCCTGCTGTCTTTGCGCGGGCCATTATGGGGTCACCGGCGGAACGTCGAAGCTGACCTTGCCAGTGATGCGCACGTTGAAGGTGCCGTTGACGGTACCGTTGGGCGCCGCGTCCCAGGTGAACTGGGTAACCAGGCCGAGGAAGGTAGAGGAAGTGCCGTCCTTGAATACCGACTTGAAGGCGCGCGGTTCGCCGTCGTCACGAGCGGTGCGCAGCACGGTTTGCGCTTCATCGTCGGCTTTCCAGTTGCCGGACATGCTGAAGGTGCCGTTGTCGGCCAGGCCAACGGTGAACTCCTTGGCCTCGCTGGCCAGGGTGGTCACCTCGATTTCATCCGACTGACCGCCTTGGAACTGAGGCTGCTTGATTGTGACCGACAGGTCGGCGTACTCCAGGCCTGACTCTGCCGGGTCGAGGGTGGTGGTTTTGGAAACGCTGAGAGCCGTGCCCTGCGTTTTTACGAATTTCGCTTTCGTTGGGTTCTGCGCGGCCATGTGGCCTCCTATGGTTGCAGGGTGTACTCCCAGCTCACGCTGAAGAGTTTGGTGTCATCTTCGAATTCGTCCGGCAGGCGGTCGGCGCTGCCGGTGGTGAAGTCCTCGCCATCGAGAGTCATGGCATTGAATGCCCCGTCGGCGAGCGTCAGCGCCTGCAGATAGCTTTCCCCCCACGCGGTGAGCTGGATGGTTAGGTCGCTTGATCCGTCCCAGCCAGCCAAGGTGAATCCGGTGGAACCGCTGACTGCCTGAATGACCAAGCGCGGCTGGGCTGACCCCGCAGGAGCAACGCCGAAATACACGCGCCCGTCGACAAGAGGCGACAGCCTGTCGATCAGGGATTTCTCGATCATGGGATTACCGAGTGATAGCGTTATCGATGCCTTCGGCCAGCTTGTCGCTCACGGCCTTTTCGATCTGGGGAAGACTTCCGTCCCAAGCCGGTCGTATGAACGGATGGGCCCGCATCTTGGAGGTTCCGAGCTCCAAGAACTTCCAGTAGAACGGGGCATCCCACTCCGTTGCGGAGGTGCGTCCTTTCTTGCCATGGCGCTTAAGAGCCTTCGTTTTCTTGCCGTTGGGCTTTTTCACGCGCAACCCGGCTGTAGCACCGCCAGGTGTTTCGGACTGCCTTGCGCGAACGGCAGCGATGTTCTTCTTGAGCTTGCCGGTACGGACCGGCGCCGTAGCTCTGGCCTTATCCCTAGCAACCCGTGCGCCGGCCATCACGGCATCGCGCACGATCTTGCTGCCCGCAGCTTTCGCCAAGCGCTCGAAGTCAGCCTGCAGGTCACCCAGGCCCAGCACAGTCAGGGATCCATTGCTCATGATGGCTTCACCGTTTTGCACATGAGTTTGAGCATGTCCCGCTGATTGGTGGGCAACGGGGCTATGATCTCGTAGGTGACCCCTTCGTGGACCAGGTGCTGGCCGGCGACCACGTCCTTGCGGTACCGAATGTTGATCTCAGCACTGACCGTGACCTGCATCTGTGACGCGGCCTGGTACATCCGACCCGATGGGATGTTGATTTCAGCCCAGATTTTGCCAAGATCGCCCCACTCCTTTGATGGCTGCCCTAGGGCATCCTTGCCCTCAATGAACCCACGACGCATACAGCGATGGCGCAAAGGTCCGGCTCGCATCACACACCCATCCGGATGCGATAAGGCATCAGCAGGTGCTGGGATGCCAGCGGCAGCTCAGTCGCGATGGTGCCTGTGACGACATCCTCGCGATTGGCAAACAGGTGCCCCAGTTTCAGCAAGCAGGCAGCCTGGATTGCAGGGTTGAGCACCATGCCGTAAGCGATGGCGTCGGCTTTGTCGTAGGCATCGGCTAGCGCCTGGCGTGCGTGCTCAACCAAACGACAGCGCAGGGCATGATCCTGCTCCGCCTCTGCAACCTTCACCGCCGCGGCGTTCGCATCCCTAGCCGCCTGCATCGCTCCCTGCACGCCAGTTCGGTCCGCATCTAGCTCAACCTGGTCTAGATAGAAGCGGCGATTCAAGAACTTCATTGCCACCTCCTCCGCCGCATCAAGCTGCGCAAGAACCAGCGCCTGGTCCTCTGGGTCGGCACGCAGATGCTGCATGGCTACATCGATAGCGATCACTGGCACGAGTTACTCCTTGGCCTGCTCTGGCTCGCCACCTGCAATTAGTCGCTCAGCTTCAGCATTAGCTTCATCCTGGCTTCCGGAGAACTCGCCAACCTGGTTGCCTTCAGCGTCCACCACGATGTATTTGCCAGCGCCCTTGTGCTTTGCCTTGAAGGCGGCGACTGGCGGAGTAATCGGCAAGGCTACCGCCCCCAGGCTGCTGGTGGTCAGTACGCCCGCGCCAGCTGCATCTTCCTCCGAAATGGTCACCACCACCTCGCCTTCCGAGTCGTCCAGCTCGGCATAGCCCTTCTGGATCAACTGGCGCCCGTGCTGCTCGATGGTTTCGAAGGGCTTGCCTGCAACCAGCGTCTGGCCGCCCAGGTACAGAGGTTTCAGGGTTTTCAGTTTCATGAATGCCTCCAGGGGCCGCCGCTCGGGCGGCCCTCGCTCAGGGTTACGGGGTGACCGGCGCGGCGAAGTCACCGAAGATGAACGCTTCCGGACGCTTCACAGCCAAGGCCGCACGCTCTTCACAGCGGATAGAGATCAGGTTCTTCTCGAAGTCGTCGGCGTTCTCGGTCGAGATAACCACGTTGGCATCTTCGCGGTCGAACAACTGGGCGCCGGTCTGGAAAGCGCCAGTCAGGAACTTGCCCATGAAAGCAGCGACCTCGGTAGCCACAACAGGCAGCCCCCACAGCACAGGGCCAGCCAGGCCCAGCGGGTTGGCGAGGATGTAGCGGCCCAGCGAGTCTTTGGTCAGCTCGATCTTGGCCCAGTCCATGAAGTGCAGGACATGACCGGAAGCCGGCAAGCGCGCCAGCTGGGCTTGCAACATCGCCAGTCGGAGATCATCGATGCCCGAACGATCCTCCACCTCGAAGGCCGGGACATATTTCGAGGCCTGAGGGACGATGCCGTGCAGATGCACACCAGTGCCGTCACCGAACAGGATCTCCTGCTCTTCGACGTACTTGAGGCCGTAGCGCATTTCTACGTCGATGGTCGAACCCAGCTGGGCGAAGTCGTCCAAAATCTGCTTGGAGGCCTTGAACATGTGGGCGATGGTCGACACCGCGGTGAGCTTCGACGCGAATTCGATGCTGGAGTACGGCTTGGCGGTTCCCTCGGCCACGACTTTGGCGGCGTTGGTGAAACCGGTCTGCTGCACCCAGAAGATGGCCGGCGCAGTGGTTCGGCCCGGGGCGATCAGGTCGCGGATGAACAGGCGTTGCTTTGGCGCGGTGTCGATCCCAGGCAGTCGCTGAGGCTCGACGATGCCGGCCGGAACGTCGGTGGACAGCAAGGCGGCGCTGACCGGAATGTTGACGCGCTTGCCGCCCTCGATGCTGGCCGCGAACTGCTTCAGGGCTTCGCTTTTGATCACGACGCCGCCGAGGCTGTCCTGGGTCTGCGGCGTGCCAGCCTGAGGGAGGCGCGCGAACTCCTGTTCGAGTTCGCCCAGCTGGGCTTTCAGCTGCTTCTCGGCCTCGGTCAGGCTGTTGAACTTGGTCGCCAGTTCGTCGACTGCGTTCTTGGTTTGTTCGGACAGGCCGCCGGCCTTCTTGGCCTCGGCCAGGGCGTTTTCGGCCTGCTTGCTGAAATCGCTGGTCGCCTGCTTGAGCTCGGCGGAAACCTGCTTCAGCAGGTCAGCGGTGTTGTCTGCCATGGGATTTTCTCCGGTTACTTGAGGGCTGCTGCCGAGAACCGCGACATGGCGGCCTGTAGATCGGCAAAGTGGTTGGCCAGATCGGCTGGGGTTTCGGCAGCGCTGCGCGTACCGGAGGGGGCAGCGCCAGGCGTACCCCCTTTGAGTTCTTGAATCAGGGACCGGCGCTCGGAGCGGGGCATGCCCTGCTTCGCCAGAATCGCGTCCAGTCGGCGAGCTGCGATCTGGTGCGGCGCCTTGGCCTGTGGGTCTTCCTGCGCGGCGTCCGATGAGAGAAGGCCGTCAGCGAAGCCCGCTTCTACGGCCACGCTCCCGCCCATCCACGTCTCGACATCCATGAGGGCGCGCATCGCGGCGACCTCATCGCCGGTTCTGACCGAGTAAATATCGGCCAGGGTGCCGTCGATCTGGTCGAGGAAGTCAGCGACTTCGGTGAAGTCGTTTCGGTCTCCTGCGGCAATGGTCCACGCGTTGTGGATCATCATGAAACCGGCGCGGGCGATCTGGATTTCATCGCCGGCCATGGCAATGAACGAGGCAGCCGAGGCAGCCAGGCCAAGCACCTGGACGGTCACCTTGCCCTTGTGCTCGCGCAGCAGGTTGTAGATCGCCAAGCCTTCGAAAACATCACCGCCGGGGCTGTTGATCTTCACGGTGATGTCTTTGTCGCCGATGCTGCGAAGCGCGGCGCTCACGCGCTTGGCGGTGACGCCCTCGCCCGTCCACCAATCCATGCCGATCGGGTCGTACATGGTTATGGTGGTGGAGTCGTCACCGGCTGCGGCCTTGATTGCGGGATTCCAGCGCTCCATCGCCTTTGGCATTAGATCGGATTCGACGCGCGCGTGCGGCCGCACCGCCGGCGCTGCCGGTAGTGTCTTGAGAGTCATGGGTTGCTCCAGGTCAGGCCGCTTTGAGCAGCGGCATCGATATCAGCGCGTGGGCCATCATTGGACCGTCAGGGTTTCCGGCTTCCAGAGCCTGGGACGCCAGCTCTACCGCCTTGTTGATGGCATCCCGGTCATCGTTGTTGCGCGCCGAGACCAGCCGAAGCATGAATGCCGAGGCCGCCGGCGATACGCCTGCGCTAGGCTTCCCGAGTTGATCCAGAGGCACCAGCGCAGACTGGACCGTGTAGGTGTCACCGCCTGGGATAGGCGGCAGATTCTCCAGCCGCCGCACCTCGTTGCGAGACATCCAGCCATTTTGCAGAGCCGTGTTGTACCAGGCCCCGCGGCCGGCGCTGTCCGCGCGCAGCAGACCTTCCACCGCGAACTCGGCGAAGTATTCGTCGGCATCAGCCTCGCCGATCAGGCAGCGGGTAATCTCCTGCTCGATATTGACCAGCAGCGGCCGCAGGCTGTTGGTGAGGAAATGCAGGTTTTGCGCCTCTACCGAGGCAGCCCAGCTGGACTGCTTGTCCATGTGTCCGACCATGAAGGGCGGAACGCGGAACCACCGACACATCTCCTCGATCCCGAAAGACCGGGACTCGAGCATCTGCGCAGCTTCGGGGTTCATCGTGATGCCCTGGTACTTGAAGCCGGCCTCCGCCACCATGATCTTGCCGGCGTTCTTCGATCCCATGAACGCCTGCATGC